TTTTTGGTGTTTAAATTTCTCACCTATTTCCCCTAATTATACGCTAAAAGTACCTGGATGTCAAGTAAATTTTTTAAGGACGAAAAAATAGAGCAGCACAGAATTCATCTATACTACTCTATTAATAAGACGCTAACCTTAGTGTCTAGCTTTTTTTGCTTTTTGTTTTTGCTGCTTCATATAATGTTGCACATATTCATTTTCAATAGTAGATACTAAGGACATTACTTCCTTTACATTATCTACTTCGTATATTCTGAATAAATCAAACAAGCCTGCCTTATTTTTACCCATGAAAGTACCTGACATACCCTCCCAAATATCTTGTAAGGAATTGTATATTATCCAAGCCTCTTGAGCTTCAACTAGTAAATCATCAAATCTCGGGGGTATATCTTCTGGAACAGGCTCTTCACCTAGTTCCTTTTGTATCATATAATACTGTTCTTCAGTTATTCCCGAAAATTGAGAATTAATAAAATTAATTAATCCTGCTTTAGCCTCTTCTAGTTGCTCTTGGTAAAATTTGATAGTTCACCCACCATCTCTGATACCCAAGTATCAAATTCGTTTGAGTTCTTCATCATTACTAAAGCGTTCTCGTCTGAGTACTCTAACGGAGCTCCTAAATCTTCTACACCTTCTAGGTCTACAAGAATGAAGTCAGTTAAGTATTTATACTTTAAACCACTCCAACCTTTAACTACAGATTGAACATAGCTTTTTAGGAATAATTCTTCATCCAACTCTTCTTTAGCTTGACGTGACTTTCTGTCAAATTTTGTTGTTGTTGCTTTGTTACGGATTTTTAACAACTCTTCTCTTGATAAGAAGGTTAGTTCTACACTGAAGCCTTCATATCCTGGATAGTCGAAATCAACGGTCTTACTGGGGGTTAATAAACTAGATAAATTTGGTCCAGCCATTACTATCTCCTACATTACACAATTTTGGCCGATATACTTACTGTGCTTTGTAAAATACTCTCTTGATGGGAAGTATTTTAAAAAGCACCCCACCTAAGTGGGGATACTTTTATAAGATTACGTTACCGTAGCCTTATATGTTACATCCAAGATGTCTACAGCTGTCATTGAACTACCTTCTGCAACGAAGTTAATAGACGTACTAATTACGTCTGCTACATCGATTGCCGGTACTTCCAACTGAGCCTGATCAAATACAAACTCTACCATAGGAGCGGTTGTGCCGCCCATATTCATAATTAGTTTATATGTATTATCCGTCTGAGTTGTAGCCGCTAATAAATGGCTAATCAAAGTTGCTGAGTCGAAACCATTAGCATCTGTTGAACCATCATAAGTAGCACCAGTTCCACCAGCACGTAAGTAACAACTCATAGAACCAGAGATACTACGTGTACCCGTGAATCCACCAATTGGAGTATTCACAACACCTAATTCGTCTGGAGTTAAGTATGTTATACCGTTATCGATACTAATTGAACCACCTGTTAGTACAAGCTTGTAGTATTTATTATTATACGTACCACCGTTCTTGTCCTGTAAAACTACAGTAGATAATTTGTTACGTATAAACTCAGGAGAAAAAATCTTCTGAGTTGCAGAGTCTGATGCCAATCCGACTCCATGACCTGCTGGTAATAAAGTACCTGTTGAAGCACCTGCTGGTGGCATAAATTTAGTACCAGCCTTAAGAGGTGTATCGTTTTGTGTTACTTCTTCCAAAGTTTCACCTTGACCACTCCACGCAATTTGCGCGATACCATCGATACTAAAATCAATTTCTGCAGTATTAACTAATGCTTTGTTGATTCTATAGTATGTTTTATTTGATGTACCAGCTTGATCTGATAATTCAAAATAAATATACAATGGTAAAAGAACATCCTTATTGGATAAACTTGTGTCACCTGTCATACCTGTAGCTGCAAGTCCTTCTGTGAAACTAGCGAAGGGCGTCCAGATAGTATTATCTGGGGTCGATACAGTAGCTCCTGCTGTTAGCAGGGCTTCCCATAATAGTTTCTCTACAGCACTAGAATATGCTGCTGGAGTAGTTCCTGCCGTACGCTTGTATGGACGAATGTATGTAGTAAAAGACCAGTCTACTGGGTTTCTAGCCGTATTGTAAGATTTCTTACCACGGTTAGAGTCAGTACCTGCCTCGAATAATGTTATTTCCGCCGTAGCAGTAGTTTGCGTAAATGAAAAACCATCTAATACGTTTAATTCGTATGTATTAGCGTGTTTCATATTAACAGGGTCATTAACCGTGCTAATAAATACTCTACTATTACGGATCAGATTAATATGGGCGTCTGCCATTATCTGTCTCCTTTAAAGTTATATTTCATATTGGGCCTGCAACTGGAATTCTCCAACACCTATTGGTGCTAGTAATCCTTCGTCCGTAGTTATTGAGATAATTCTCAAGTCTGCTACTTTCCTTTTAGTTCCATACCCTAAATCAGAGTTTTCTTCTATCTTTCTTTCAACTTCATACAATACATTTTCCAATGCTAGGACTGGGTCCTCTTCCTGGACATATATTCTAACCGTTAGAGTTAAATACCCCCACTTAAAAGCGCCGGGTAAATATTCTCTTGTTTCATTTCCTGCCGTAATCCCTACAAAAGGGAAGTCTACGATTTCATCCCAGAATACTAACTTATCAGTTACATTTTGGTATAGGTCACATAGGTACACATTAGGAACTTTAACTTCACAAGTATAAATAAAACTGTCTAAGTTCATCAAAGTTGTAAAACTAGACTCGGTAGGGGTGCCACTTAATTCTACCACTTGGTAGCCTACGGTAGCATCCATTCCTGCAATAGCTGCAGGTATCGAAGCATAGTGTGTTAACGAGTTAAATAATTTATTAGTCCCAGTATCTACAATAGAAACACTAGAAGAGGTCCCAGTGGACGTACTCTTAATCTCTATCTTGCCTGAGCTTCCTAAAAATTTAACCGTACAACCTCCTACTAAACTTTCTACTTTATTAACTAAAGCATTATAGTTGTAAGCATCACTACCAAGAATGGAAACACTATTAGCGATTCCATCCATAGTAACTGTTGCAGTATAGGTTGTACTTGCATTTAATCCTGTAAGATCGGTTTGTTCGGTTGAAGAAGGACTTAAAATAATCCTCTGATAACCGTTAGTTGGATCAGTACCATCTACAGCATTTTTTATTTTTACATAACCGCTTAAATTTGAAAATAGTCTTCGAGAACCTATGTCTCTAAGTGCTATTTTCGAAGTGCTACCAGGGGTAGCGTTTGTTATTCTAAGGTCATTGTTTCCATCGAGGCTTGCGGTAGCTCCTCTCAATGACGCATTGAATAAATCTAATAAGTTGCCGAATGTTGGTGCTGCTGAACCAGCAGTACTAAACTTTTGTGTAGCGGCAATCTCATTTAATTTGGTAACTAATGATTTTACTATCTTGGCTCTTGCAGACATCTTTACTCCACATTACGATAGAGATCTAATACCCTTTTAATATGTGGTGGAAAGTCTGTAGACTTAACATGCTCCACTGAACTCTCCCCTAAAGTCTTTCTAGGGGTTTGTTCCTTTCTCAAGTAATAAGTAATTAAATCATAGGTTGCTAATTTTAAATCTTTGGGGACACTTATAGAGTCGTAACCTCCACGGTATTTTACTCTTAGTCCTTTAAATATATTTCTGGTTAAAAAGGGAGTTAAGTCCCTAATGTCAGATCTAATACCATCTTCGTCTACGAAGTAATCCGTATTTTCTACTAAAGCAGTATAAGTTACTCCTCCATCATTAGAATATGAGACATCGATAGAATATGTTGAATCAGAAGGCAGTATAGGCCATTCTGTTGTATAAACTTTTGTAATTTTTGTTGTGTCAAAGTATTCAGTTTTGGTCACATTGTACCAGTCGCAAAATGTACGACCACAGTAATTTTTTACTAATTCACTAACGTGACTTGTTAAAACTGATAATTTGGAATCACTGGTTCCTGACGTAATGCCTTGATAATCTTTGTACTCATCGGATGTTACAAGTTGAGGCATAATTTTTCGTTTCTCCAGTTAAATAGGGAAATTGAGAGGCCTAAGCCCCTCAATTATTAACTAAGTATTAAGTATACTTAAGTAGTGCTACACCACTAGCTGTAGTAGCGGAAACTTGGTCTAAACCAATGAAACCCGTACGCATGCTAGAAACGATAATAGACTTTTGCTCTTCGATAGAACGATCTGACTCTGTTACCAAACCACGAAGTGTTCCGGTTTTAAAGTACTTAGTGTTTACAATCACTGAGTGTGCTTTACCTGTAGCTGCTGCTTCAAACTTATCTGAAACAATAACCTTAGATCCTGCGATAGAACCTACGTAACCTTTAATTTGCACTAACTGAGAATCAGTTACTTTATCTGCACTAGTAAAGGTAGCGTCGTCGATTAAATCGAAGTACACTGTAGGTGATACAACATATACTAACTCACCAGGATTCTGACCATGTAAGCCCATAGCACGACGTGCTGCGGCGAAGTCAGCAGCTACAATCTTAGCTGATGCTGCCTTAGGAGTCTTAGTTGCTGCAGCAGTTGCCCACGAAGCAACACCACGAACTGGGTCGAATGTTACACCTGCGGCTGTTACACCAGTACCACGTAGTAACGCTGTATCCATTGAATTAGCGATACGTTGAGCCATGTGACCACGAACGATA